TCCTCCGTTTCATATTCTTTCATTACGTCAATGGCGTAATGATGAAATTTTGTATCGTTCTCATAACCCACATACTGCCTATCCGTTATGGTCATACCGCCTGCTTGCAGAGCCTTTGTCAGTTCCTTTTTCCGCTTGTTATAGTTCTTCTTTGTAAAAAGGGACAACCTGGCTTCTGAAACGATCATATAACTTTGATTATCTGCAAAGAGATCAAGCCTGTCTGACATAGGTGTGATGACCAAGTATTCCTCTGGTGGTGTATCTGAAAACACACCGGTCTCCACAGGAATGTTGAGGGGCGCTAGTATGTGGTTTATATCTGCAAGTAAACTCATAGTTTTTCAATCTCCTTATCCAGCGCACTTTTCATTGCTTCCATACAATCCTTTTTAGATGCTCTTTTTGAGGGCTTGAGCCAGGGCTTTGGCGGTTGACCGGACTTACCATACTCGATAACCGCAGCCTTTAGTGCATTGGATACACCTTTACTGTCTTTGGTTGTCGGAATACCCACACGAAGCGTCCAATTCCCTTTATAGTTCTGCACCGGCTTCGAGGTTTCAAGAGAGGCTAGTAGCTCACCCGTTGACTGGGATGGTTCCTTTGTTCCCTGACCGATGCGAAGGGCTAGATTGCTTTTTGCCTTCTTGATAGCTGGCTCTGCACCTTCTTGAAGGACCCTTGGTACTATCTCATCAAACTTGTTATTTAGCTTTGATAGCTTATTGATAAAATCCTCTGGCATCTTAAACGTTGCTTTCGCCATGTTCATCACCCCTTTGACCCTGTCACTTTTTCCGCCAGCACCTCCATATACATGCCTTTTTCTCTGATATCTTCCACGCTCAGAATATTGTACTTTTCACCCATACACACCAGTACATGAGTCGTACTGATTTCAAAAGAAGGCGGCTTGCGAAACCTAAAAAGGGCGGTGGCTGTTGTAAAGCTCGCCCTGTTTTTCCATGCTTCATTACCATGTCTGTTTTCTTTATAGGCTCTGGTCTTTAGTAAAAGGACTTCTTCTTTTGTCACGAAGCCTTCTTCATCTTTCACCGAGTTGGTGCTATAGATTTCAATAAAGGTCTGCATCATTCCAAAACTCATATGACCACATCCCTATTCATGCGAAGGAGCATGTTCACCACACGCCAAACCTGCTCACTGGCATCCACCTTATCCTGAAAAAATCCGCCAGTGCTACCATCCCGACTTTCATAGAAGTGAGATGATAGCATTATGACAGCCTGTTCTGTGGTCGGATCCATGGGATTTATCTCATAAAATCCTGATACTTTTTTCTGATAGCCTTCTGCATAAGAGGTAGCAGCGGTGATGTAGCTTACGATGAGCTCATCGTCCTCATTATGATCAAGTATCAGATTCTTTTTTACCTTCTCAAGTAAAGCTGACATCACCGACTACCCCCTTCCTTATTCTGATGCCATAAGTCCTGCAGCTTTAAGCTTTGCAAGAAGTGCATTAAAATCAGCCACCAATGCCGGCACATCAGCTGCGGTGCTATCTGCCTGAAGGGCAGAGGGTTTAACCTCCGCCCCATTAAAGGTAAGCTTCCCTTCAGAGGTGACTAAAAGCTCGCCACCAATAACCGTTTTTTCTCCACCTTGCTCTTTATAGTTCTTGACATTACTCATAGAGCATCACCTACGCTTTCTGCTGAAGAACCTTGATGGCTTCAGCAAGAATCAGTTTCCCATCCACTCTCTGGCTTGCCTTAAAGCCTACCTGACCGGTGGCTGCAAAGAGCTCATTCAGTCTCTGGAAGGAACGACCTTGTCTGTCAGCTACCCAGTAGTATCCAAAATCACCAAAGGCGATGGACTTCGCTCCTGCTGCAATGGTTGGTACATAGGCAGAAGTTTTTACAGGTCGATTCAAGATGGTGTCAGGCTGACCGGCAGAGATGGAAGGCTGCCACAAATACTGGCCATTCCCATCTTTCAGTTTTCGAATGGCTTTTACTGTCGCATCGTTCATGACGAAGATGGCATTCTTTCGATAAGGTGACTTCAAGCTGTAGAATAGATCCATAATCTCATCAACGGTGATGGCTGTAGCAGAAGCCGCAGTCACACCAAGGTCTGCTCCACCAGTGGCATTGAAAATACCTGTAGGTTTACCGGAACCATCACCCACAAAGAAGGCTTCTTCTTCCTTGGCACCGATTCGCCTTGCAAATTCCCTTGCAATGTAACCTTCAAGGTTAAAGACGCTGTCATTAAGAAGCTCCTCAGATACCTTGATCATGGTTGCAAGCTTATAAGCGCCAATGGACACTTGAGTGAAGGCGTCATCAGATTCAGGAATCGGACCTTCCTCATCCACCCAGGACGCAGTTCCTTTAGATGCCACCACTGGAATCTTTCTATCCCCGGATGAAGTGGTGATGACCTTGGCAATGCTTCTGAAGATATTTTCTTCCTGAAGTGACTCAATCAAGGTTCTTTCAAACTCGTCAGGCACTAGATAGCCGCCTTCTGAATCCGTACCAATCTGAAGGGCATTCTGTACATCATAGCTGTTCTTGTTTCTCATGGCTTTCCAGAATGCTTGTCGATACTCATTGGAGGCTCTACCCTTTTTCTCTTCTCCACCCATGGCACTTCCTGGCTTATTGGTAATAGGAGATGAAGTGGGACGGGCAAGCTCCTCATCGATGGACGCTCTGCGCTCCAGTCTTTCGATTTCTTTTCCCAGGCTTACCACTTCCGCTTCCATCTTGTCGTATGTGGCAGTGTCTTCAGCAGAAAGCATACCATCAGTTCCTCTTTTACTATCCAGGAAAGCTTTCGCATCTTCCCAGGCTTTTGCTCTCTTTTCTCTCAGTTCAAGAATTTTGTTCATATCATTTTCCTCCTCAAATTAGTGAGCGATTAGGCTCAGTCTTTTTTCCAACTGTTCAATAGGTGTTCTGTTCTCTGGTTTGGGTGGAATAAGCTTAGTTAGTAGTGAATTTGCTACTGCGGCTCTGGAAAACATCACAGCTTCCAGCGGTTCACCCTCCACTTTCTCCTCATCACCGGAAAATAGAATTGTATCTGCAAATCCCAGCTCCACTGCTTTTCTTGCATTGAACCAGGACTCTGCATCCATCAAGTGGGATATCTTTGTTCTTGTAAGACCTGTCTTGATTTCATAAGCATTCATGATGCTTTCCTTAACCTCCGACAGCATCTCACTGGCCTTTTGCATTTCCTTTGAATCCCCAATGGCTACCGTCATGGGATTGTGGATCATCATCATGGCCACAGGTGACATCTGTACTTCCGTTCCTGCCATTGCAATAACAGAAGCAGCTGATGCAGCCAGACCATCAATCTTCACCGTTACATTGCCTTGGTAGTCCATCAGCATGTTGTAAATCTGTGCGGCTGCAAAAACATCCCCGCCCGGAGAATTGATCCAAACGGTGATATCTCCCTGAGCCGACTCAAGTTCCTCCTTGAATAGCTTTGGAGTCACTTCGTCCCCATACCAGGTTTCATCTGAAATTTCTCCATTTAAAAAGAGGGTTCTTTCACCCTCATTCTTGACCCAGTTCCAAAATTTTCGCTTCATCTGCTTTCCTCACTTCCCTTCTTATTTGCCGTTTCACTCTGCCCTTGGCCTCCAAACAAACCGGCATCTTTAAGCTTTGTCATATTTCCGTTGATTAGATATAGGTTTCCTCCTTCCTCATCAGGGATTGGGTTCATATCCTCCATCTCTCTTATGTCATTGGCTGAAAGCCATCCATTCTGCCTTGCAACGGAATAACCATTCATACGACTTTGGTAATCACCTCTGAGAAGTCCGTCCACATTTAGCCTAATAAAAAACTCCTGCTTCTCTTTTGGAAGTAGGAGTGAACGCTGCATGGCTTGTTCCCATCTTATGACCCAAGGATCCAAGGTGTATTTTACGAACTCTAAGGATTGCTGCTCAATATTTGAGAAGCTGGATTTCTCAAGATCACCGACCATATGAGGTGGAATCCGATAGAGCCTTGCTATTTCGTTGATCTGAAATTTTCTGGTTTCAAGAAACTGTGCTTCTTCCGGTGGAATACCAATCTGCTGATATTTCATTCCTTCTTCAAGGACAGCAATCTTATGGGCATTGGCTGTTCCACGGTACACTTCGTTCCAGGAATCTCTCACCTTTTTGGGATCCTTAAGCACCCCAGGATGTTCAAGCACCCCTCCGGGATTAGCTCCATTGGCAAAGAAGCTGGCTCCGTATTCTTCAGTGGCAATGGTCATACCCACAGCATTCTTCGCCATAGCAATTGGCGAGTACCCTACCAAACCATCAAAGCCCAGTCCAGGAATGTGAAGAACATCCTGTTTTCTTAACACCACTGAACCATAATCCTTGAAGTTGGGATTCTCATCAGAGGTAGTGGTGTAGATGTAGTAGATTTCTCCGTTTTTATCTCTGCTAACTGTCATCTTGTTTGGTAAAAGTGGATACAAGGCCACTACTCGTCCAGCACCATCACGGATAATCTGAGCATAAGCATTTCCCCAAATAAGCAAATGGCTCATCAATGTCTCGCGAAAGACAAAGGAACTCATCTCCGTATTGGGTTCATTGTGAAGGATATGGTACAAGTGATGTTTATACACGCGCTCCTTGCCATTTTCCTTATACCTGTAAACATGCAGCGGGAGAGAGGCTACCGCTTCTGCCAGAATGCGCACACAGGAATACACCGCTGTGGTCTGCATGGCAGTAAATTCATTGACTGTCTTTCCGCTTGTCGTTGGCCCAAACAGATAAGTATAATTTGAGCCGGAGTAGTAATCTTTAGGCTTATCACGAGCCTTAATTAACTTTGAGATAATTGGTATATTCATTGACCTACCTCCTGAATTTGGGCATGAAAAAAGCACCCTATAAAGAGTGCTCTAATATCTATGATTTAATTCTGTGTTTCTTCAATATCGAAATCGCTATCTTCAATGTCACTAACATCTATTACAATCTCATCGGCATCAAAACTACTCTGATCTTTATAAAAATCAATATCAGCAATCGGAAGTGATTCAAGATGTTTTTTTAATTTGTTGGTCATTGGTTTGAAGGTTATGAACGTTAATCCCCCTGATGTTACCGCACCAATAACCGGTATCATTTTAGAAACGCCACTAGCAAAAATCTTTTTATTCATCTTTCCAGTAATTACTAATGCGATTTTCTTTACTATAGGGTAAATTACACCCTTTGTTAAAGGCTTGGCTGCAATCACCTTATTAGCTCTTATCGCTGCACTTGCTGCAAGTTTAGTTATTACTTTATTCGCAGCTTGAACGCCAAACATAACACCTATAAATAATGTAAGCAATGATAATGTCTCGTCATCAATACCGTCGTCTTCATTAAAAATATCTTTCCATCCATACAAGTAGATTAACTTTTGTAAAACCCTTATCACATGAGCAAAATATTGTGTCAAATCAGCAGGTACAGAAGCTAACACTGCATAACCACCGGGTACGCCTGCAGCTGCTGATATTGCAGTTACCTTATTTGCTTCATAATTAATGCACGATTTAGCTATCTTATTCAATTCTTTTGTTGAAATACCTGCTTTTGCAGGATTGAACTTAATAGCAGTATTTACCACATCTTGTTGAAAATGCTTTGATAGAGACTTTCTAAGAAATTCATTCCTATTTATTCTAACTCCTGGTACACGAACTGCTGCATTAAGAATTTCTTGAAAAGTATTGCTTTCCTGTTTATTCACTATTTCAGACATCATCATCCTCCTTCCACCCTTTGAAATATTATATCACAAATGGAATGGAAGTATTTTTGTTTATCAAGCAGAAATTGATTATCGATAAGTTTCGATAAGTTTCATACAACTTTATTAAAAAACTAAAATCCCTCGCTCATCATAAATACTGCCATCATCGTCTTTATTTCTAATACAACGATCAATGGCCATGATAGTAGCGACTATACCATCAATCTTTTCTACTGACTTTTCTTTGTCCGGTTTGATGTTACCCGCTGGATCCTGACGCATGACCACGTTTTGAGCCATCCATTTAAGGACCGGATGACCGCCATGATTGATGTTCCCTTCCATAAGAAGTTTATACAACTCCTTACTCGGTGGAGACATATCCTTGTAGCCCTGTCCAAAGGGTACAACTGTAAATCCCATACCCTCTAGGTTCTGGACCATTTGAGTGGCATTCCAGCGGTCAAAGGCGATTTCTTTAATGTGGTACTTCTCTCCAAGCTCCTCAATGAACTTTTCAATAAAGCCATAATGGATCACGTTCCCTTCAGTAGTATGGATATAGCCTTGTAGCTCCCAAACGTCATAGAGTACATGGTCCCTTCTGCATCTTAGCTCCAATGTATCCTCCGGTAACCAAAAGAATGGCAACACGATATACTTCTCATTCTCTGCCTTTGGTGAAAACACAAGAACAAAGGCTGTGATATCCGATGTGCTGGAAAGGTCTAGTCCCCCGTAGCATTCCCGCCCTTGCAGTGACTCCATATCAATGGGTAGATTTCCTCGATCATAAATGTGATCGGGTATCCAGCA